AGAGGATGAAAGATTTATCAGGTTCTTTGCCATTAAAGATATAAAAAGGGGTGAAGAAATACTGCATGATTATGGTGAACAGTATTGGGAAAGTAGATAATGCCTGTACTTAGCAGCGGCTCAAAATTTGTAACACATGCAACAGCATTGGCTAATACTAGTGACACTGATGTATATGTTGTACCTAAAAACTTTTCATCTCATGTAGAACATTTAATGATTGCTAATAATGATTCAAGCAATCGTAACTATACTCTTAAATATTATGAAAAGGCTAGTAATACAACACACACACTGATAACTAGCCATGCTGTTTCAGGTGCATCCATTGAATCTGTGTTTACAGCAGACAAACCGCTATATATACACGCAGAAGATAAAATCATAGTTGCAGCTACAACAGGAAATACATTAACTGTGGTCATTGCGGCTGAAGAGTTTTATGACCCTAACGTATAGAGATTGATATGGCACCTAGAAAAAAAAGCACAGTAAACAAAGCAGGTAACTATACAAAACCAGCTATGCGTAAAAGAATTTTTCAACGCATTAAAGCTGGTTCAAAAGGTGGTAGGCCGGGTCAATGGTCGGCGAGAAAAGCCCAAATGCTTGCGGTTGCTTATAAAAAAGCAGGTGGCGGCTATAAATAATGGCGGCAAAACTAAATGAGAATACAGAAGTTGCATTACCTCTTCGCAACATTATCAGCATGGTTGCCGCAGCGTCATTAGCAACGTGGGCGTATTTTGGTATTATAGAGCGTCTTAATCAAATAGAAACTAACATCACTATGATGGAAGCTGATTTAGGACAGAACACTGAGTTTCGTATTAAATGGCCCCGTGGCGAAATGGGTAGTTTACCTGCCGATAGTGAACAGTTTATGCTTATTGAGCATTTAGCTAGTGAACTAGAAAAGTTACAAAATGAAATAGAAGGTGGCAAAGCACCTTATGACCAACAGCAAAAGCTGACACTAGAGTTTTACGAAAAGCGTATTACCAATTTAGAAGAAAACATAGAGAAGATAAGGAACGGTGATTGAGCTTACATTTGTTTTATTACTGGTTATGGGCGGAGAAAAGATAGAGTACACACCGTATCAGTCTTTATCTGAGTGCTTATCTGTACGCCGTAAAATAAAACGTAACGTAGGCGCATCAAATAATTTTGACCAGAAGTGGTCATGCAAAGAATTAAAAGTAAAAGTCAAGAATGGCGAAATATTAGAATTTGTAGAATGATTGAGTTCGCAAGATACCTATCTTGGAAAAACAGAAAAAGAAGAAAAAGAAATGATGCACGTTTTTTTGCTTCTCGTGTATCTTGGCGTAGGAGAAGAAAAACAGCTAGTAAGCGGAGACATGTATTTTTATGATTTAAATGAGTGTACGTGGTTTGCTCAGAAATTACATAAACAAGGAAGCAAGATAACGGCATACTGTCTGCCAAAATTAGTTGATAAAAATGTAAAGGTATACTAATGTTAGCAGAAATTGCCGCAGCCAATGCCGCTTTTGCGGCAATCAAGATGGCTATCAGAAACGGACGTGAGATTGCTGACGTTGCTACACAAGTAGGTAAGTATGTAAATGCTACAGAAGACCTACGTAAAAAAGGTGAAAAAAGAAAACGTGGTGCAGGTGGTGCAGACTTAGAAGAGTTTATGCATCTTGAAAAGCTAAAACAGCAAGAAGAAGAACTGAAACAGCTTATGATATACACAGGTAGACCGGGGCTATGGCATGATTGGCAAAGGTTTCAGGCAAAAGCACGTAAAGACAGATTAGCTGCAGCAGAAGCACATAGACGTAAGGTAAGGCAGGTTATTGAAATAACCATAATTTCTAGCTTACTAATTTTAGGATTAGGTATACTAGCTTTCTTTGTGGTTATGGTATTAGTTTCACAAGGAAAAATATAATGGCATTAAAAGGCCCACAACAAAGTTTGAAAAACTGGTCAGCGCAGAAGTGGCGCACAAAGTCAGGTAAACCTTCTTTAAAAACAGGAGAAAGGTATCTTCCTGAAAAAGCTATAAAGTCCTTGACAAGTGCAGAGTATTCTGCTACAACTAAGGCTAAAAGGCAAGGAACAAAGTCAGGTAAACAATTTGTACGACAGCCAAAATCAATTGCAAAAAAAACTGCACAGTTTCGCAGAGGAGCATAACATCAAACTCTTACGAGAGGATGTACCTGATTGGGAACTGCGGCTAGACATACTAAAACATAAAATAGGAAAGAAATATGTGGACAGCACTAATCGGACCAGTAGCGGATTTAGCGGGAACATGGTTAAATGGAAAAGTTGAAAAAACTAAAGCAGAAGCTGCAACAAAAGTCGCAAAGGCAAAAGCAGAAGCTGTTATTATGGAAAAGAAAGCTACAGGCGAAATTGATTGGGATTTGGAAATGGCTAAAGGAAGCCAGCAGTCGTGGAAAGACGAGTGGCTTACTATACTGTTCTCAATTCCTCTCATTCTTGCGTTCATTCCGGGCATGGAAGAAGTAGTAAAAAATGGATTTCAACAATTGGAGCAAATGCCTGAATGGTACCAGTACAGCTTGGGCGTTATTGTTGCTGCAAGTTTTGGGGTCAGAAGTGCGACAAAGTTTTTTGGTAAAAAATAATCGTGGCAGAGTTAACAATGGAAAGATTTCTCAAGTGGAAAATACTTCCCCGCTTGATGATGATTATGATGTCAATATCCGCTTGGCGGGTAGTGGAGTGGTTTATGACACTGCCAAACCCAACCAGCGAACAGGCGGCTCTTGTGAGTGTAGTCACGGGGGCCATGACAGGTGCGTTTGCGGTGTGGCTAGGACATGAAAAATGAAATATGATAAAACAAAGCTAGTTGAAAAGTTAATACAACATGAGGGTCTTAAACTAAATGTTTACAAAGATACTTTGGGCATTGACACAATTGGCATTGGCAGAAATCTAGAAGACCGTGGTATCAGTAAAGAAGAACTTGATGTCATGGACATTCCTAATATAGAAACTGTTTATCAATTTGGTATTACTGAAGTTGATGCGGTCTATCTAGCAGAGAATGACGTGCAGATTGTCGAAGAAGAACTGGTACGTGCGCATCCTTGCGTGGACAGGTTAGACGCTGTACGTCAACTTGTACTTGTGGACATGGCATTTAACATGGGTGTTCCGCGACTGTGTAAGTTTAAAAAAATGTGGGCAGCAATACACGAAGATGATTTCTCTACTGCATCACGTGAAATGCTAGACAGCCGCTGGGCTGTGCAGGTAAAAGGCCGCAGCCATAAGTTAGCACATGCTATGCATCATGGAGAACTAAAGTAGTGGCTAGAGAACTAAATGACAAACAGCAGAAGTTTCTTGAAGTCCTCTTTGAAGAGGCTGGTGGCGATGTAATCGCCGCTAAGAAACTGGCAGGGTATGCAGAAGGAACTGCAACAACTGCAATTGTTAAAGGATTAAAAGAAGAGATACTTGAGGCTACTCAAATGTACATGGCTCGTAATGCACCCAAGGCGGCAATGGCTATGACACATGCGTTGTATGACCCTACTGAACTTGGCATTCGTGATAAGATGTCAGCAGCAAAAGAGTTGCTTGACCGCACAGGTTTGGTAAAAACAGAGAAGATGCAAGTGGAAGCAAGCGGCGGTGTTATGCTTATGCCACCAAAAGCACCAGTGGAAGACGATGAGTAGAAGCGTAGGCAAGTGGAAACTACCACAGCCAACAGATATAAAAGAAGAGAACAAATGGATACCTATTCCTCGTATTGCGAGGACAATACCATTTGGATACAAAAAAAGTGACGAAGACCCTGACATTCTTGAACCAATACAAAATGAATTAGACTTGTTAGAAAAGGCAAGGTCTCACGTAAATCAGTATAGCTATAGAGAAGTTGCAAACTGGTTGAGTGCAAATACAGGTAGATATATTTCGCATGTGGGGTTAAAAAAACGGTTAGAGAATGAGCGACAGCGTAAGAACCAAGCTAGAAGCCTCCGCAAGTGGGCAGAATATGCGGAAAAGGCAATTGCCAAAGCGCAAGAAATTGAAGCCCAAAGAACAGGTTCAAGAGCAAGCGGCTAAAGTCGAAAGTGTTTCATATGAAACATCTAGCATTGAAGAAACAGCAAACGTACTGTTCAAACCTAACGCTGGCCCACAGACAGAGTTTCTAGCCGCTAGTGAAAGAGAAGTATTGTATGGTGGTTCAGCAGGAGGCGGTAAGTCCTATGCAATGCTGGCAGACCCGCTACGCTACATGGGGCATCCACAGTTTAGTGGATTGCTTCTTCGACACACAACAGAAGAACTGCGAGAACTGATTTTTAAATCGCAGGAGTTGTATCCAAAAATCTGGCCGGGAATAAAATGGTCAGAAAGAAAAATGCAGTGGACTGCACCATCTGGCGCAAGGTTGTGGATGTCTTATCTAGATAGAGATGATGATGTCTTGCGTTATCAGGGTCTAGCATTTAGCTGGATAGGTTTTGACGAATTGACACAATGGGCCACACCATATGCATGGAATTACATGCGGTCACGTCTACGTTCCACTGCATCAGATTTGCCTATTTTTATGCGGGCG